GAGGTGGGCGATGGTGAGCACGATCATGATGACCTTGATGGTCGTGCCGTCCTCGCATGGGAGCGTCGTGGGCTTGCTGATGCCGGCGTCACGTAGGGCTCGTGGCAGGCGGACCCATGAACCATCTCGCCAGAAGCCGAGCTGGCGATGCACGGCAAGGCAGCCAGGGTGCTCACAGCGATGGTGTGCCCTGGCCAGGATGCGTTTGCGGATGTCTGGCCAGTCGGGTGGGTAGCGGTGCTTGTTCTCGGGCTTGATAGGCATGGCTCAGCCTTCGAGGCGGCCGTCGCCTTCGACGCCCACTGCAACGGGCGGGTGTGTGGCGCCCATGAAGGACAGGAACAAGGGCTTGCCGGCGTTCAGCAGGGCCAGTTGTTCGGGGGTTGGGCGCCAGTAGCTGATGACGCCGGGAATGGCCGCCTGCAGGCTCTGATGGGTGTGATACCAGACCCGCGTGATGTACAGCGGCTTGCACTCGTCGCGCGGCACGCCCGGGGGAGGTGCCAGCACGTCGTTGTTGGTGTGGTGTTGGATCGGGTTCATGGCGTGCCTACCTTCACGAGATCTTTTGTTCGCGACCGTCTTGCACGATGAACAGGTTGACGTCGGCGAGGCGGTACTGGCCGCCTGGGCCGCCTTGGACACAGTATTCGTCCTGCGTAGCGATCACCGTCACCTTGAAGGGAAAGCCGCCCCAGCGGCTGGGTTCTGCTTTGGCCCAGTCGTTCTGGTGGCTGTACTTGCTGGTGCGCTTGATCTTGGCGTAGAGCTGTTGCATGGGGATCTCCTGTGGGTTAGACAACGCGGATGCCGGCGGCGACGAGGGTGGAGAGGCGCCAGCCTTTGGTTTTACGGGTGAGGTCGACGTCGGGACGCGGCAAGGTGCCGTCCTTGATCCAGCGGCGGATGGTTTCGCTGCTGCGTTCGAGGGCGCACTCGAGTTCTGGTCTGCTGACGACGCGGTCGGGTTGGCCGGGGGCTGGGGACGTGTTGGCGGTCATGCGGCTCCTTAGCGGAAGAGCAGCGGCTGGATGGCGCCGTTTTGGTAGACGGTCTCCATGACGGTGTCGGCGAGCGGCTCGTCGCCGTCCCAGCCATCGGGCCAGGTCTTGGCGGCGATCAGCTCGCGGATGCGGGCCTCTTCCTCGGCGTTGATGAGGCTGATGGTGGGGCGGCCCAGCCTGGTGGCCTCTTGGTTGACCTGGGCCTGTATAGCCAGGATGCGGCGCAGGGCCATGCCGCGCGCTTCAAGGGTGATGGGACCCATGCGCTGAGGGTTCTTGGCGATGCTGCCGTCCTTGAGGCGCTCGATGCCTGCCTTCTTGAGGCGGTGCTGCGGCTCGCGCAACTCACGCCACAGTGATTTGACGCCGCGCAGGGGTGCCAAGTAGGCCCAGCGCGGCATGGCCAGCACGGTTTCAAGCGCCTTTTCTTCGCTGGCCAGCGGGCAGCCGGTGCAGCCCGTGCGCGCGTTGATCTCTTCGGCCTCGTCGCCGCCGTAGGCGTCGGCGATCGCGGCCGTGCTCCAGTCGCCGAACGCGGCCTGTGGCGCCCAGTGCTTGAGCCATTCCCATACGTGGCAGACGCGCCAATGCAAAAGGGGCGCGAGCGTGGCTATGCGGCCGTGCAGGCCCTTGGCGCTGGGCAAGACCTGTTGATACCAGCCCTGGCCACATTCGGCGCCGTCCTTGCTGCAGGACATCTCGATGCGCCGGTCTCTGATGGCGCTCTCGCCTTGCCGTACACCCGTGATCATCAGGATGCTGCCCGGCAGGTCGGCCAGGCGGTCACGCAGGGCCTGTTCCATCGGGTCGATCTTGATTTGCCGTGTGCACCAGCGCAGCGTGTTGTTGTTGGGGGGTGGCACGCCGCGTCCGAGGATGTAGACCATGAAGCGCTTGTCCATGGGCGCGCATACGACTTCGACGCGGATGCCGCGCTCGCGCAGCTCGTCCATGATTTGCTCGGCGGCAATGGCCAGGGGGATCAGCTCTTGGCGGGTGTCTGCGTAGAAGACGGTGAGGGACTTGGGCGCGCGTATCTTGCCGGCGTCGATCAAATAGGTGATGAGCGTCAAGGTGGCGGAGCTGTCCTTGCCGCCGGACCATGCGATGCCCCAGTGGTCATGGTCGGGCCCGTAGGCCTGCAGGGATTGAATGGTCAGCTCGATGCTCTCGGTCATCTGCAGGCGCTGGCCGCCATCGAAGAAGGTGGCCTGGGCGCTCATGGCTGCACCGCGCTTTCCGGGACGTTGAAGAAGCCCAGCTTGCCTTTCCACTCGCGGAAGGGCAGCGGGCTGGCGTTGCGCAGCACGAAGCCGTAGCAGTCTTCCATGTGCCAGGGCGAAGCGCTGGACAGCAGGCAGTTGACGATGTGGGCCTGGCCGACGATGCCGCCGCGCTGCAGCTCTTCGAGGGGCGGCAGGTCGGGCGGGCATAGGCCGAGGTCCTGCAGGGCGGCGACGGTTTCGTTGTAGTACGGGCGGGTCAAGGTCAGGCCGGCGTGGACGAGGAAGCGGCCACGGAAGGTGGTCTTCCAGTCGCGGTTCTCGATGTCCTTGTAGCCGTGGACGATGAGCCAGGCCCAGGGTTGGCGGATGCTCAAGGCGGGCAGCATGATGGCGGTTTCCTTTGGGGTCTGTTGGGCAATCCAGTCCTGCACCTTGCGAGCGGCGTCGATGTAGGCGCGGCTGGGGGTTTTGGTGATCTCCTGGCCTGGGCGGTATGTGGCCCAGATCTCGTCGCGCAGGTGCTTGGGCAGCGCGAACCAGTGGGGGCGGCAGCCCCACAGCTTCGGGGGCACGACCGTGCCGCAGCCTGGCCAGTGGCATGTGTGGTTCTGGCTCATGGCGTGCAGCCTCCGGCCCGGGACAGATTGATGGCGGTGGCGATGGGACGAACCCACACGGGGGCGGCGCTGAGCTGGAAGGTCTCGCCCGACATGGCGAGCAGCAGCGTGCGGCCCATCTCGCTGGCGATGGCTTGCGCGGACTCGCTCGGCACGGCGTTGCCGATTTGCTCGCGGTCGGTCTGGTCGCTGTCGCCGTGGAGGTCGAACGCCGCGGCTTCGGCGGGGTCCTCGGGGTCGAAGAGGCTCTGCAGGGCGGCCAGCTCCAGCGTGGTGAAGGGGCGGTGCCATGTGTTGTCCTCGGCCAGGATCATTGCCACCAGGTGATCTGCAGCGGCCGGCAGGCGTGGGTCTGCGACAGACCACCGGCCGTTGTCATGGCATGCCGCAGCGCTGACGGCCCCGCAGTGCTGGTCCCACGAGATCACGCCATAGTGGCCGCCTGTCTGGTAGTGCGCTCGATCGCCATCCATGCCGCTGCGCGGATCGGCCACGGCGAAGGCGCCCTGGCCCGTGGTGCTGCCGGCGATGACGGTGCCAGCCCGCTCTGACCAGCCCGTCACCGGGTATTTGCTGAAGAGGTCGCCGCTGGGGCGTGGGTCGGCCACGCAGCCGCCAACGGATCCGCGTCCGCCAGTGACGGCCTGGGCGTGATCGGTGTAGCGGACCACGCGAAAGGCATTGTTGTGCAGCGTTCCAGGGCAGCGAGGATCGGCTACAGAGTAGCTGCCCTGGCCGGGGTTCTGTTGCCCAGCTACGGTACCAGTGGATTGGTCCCAGCGCCGCACGCCGTAGGCTTGGCCGTCATGCCATTTGGCGGAGGCCGCGAAGCGTGGATCGGACACGCTGAAGGCGCCATTGCTGGGCAAGCTTTCGCCAGCGACCGTGCCGGCGGTGTCGGCCCACGCCTTCACACCCAGCGCACCGCCGCGCAGCTCGGGCACGATGAGGTAGTCCCGAAGGTGGCCGTCTTGGACGGCGAGCCGGTTGAGGCTGCGCCAGTCCTTTCCGGCTTCGACGAAGGCCAGGCGCACCCAGGTCTTCCAGGCCAGCGCCGGGAGCCTGTGCATGGGGTTGCCTACCCCAGGCAGTGGGAGGCGACCCAGGACGTCGCCAACGGCCCGCAATGGGCGCCTGGCGGGCTCGTAGAGCAGCGGCGGTACCTTGGCGAGGTGGCGGGCGACCAAGAGGAAGCGCTTGCGGCTTTGGGCCAGTCCGCCGAGTTCGCCGCAGTCGTGGGTGGTCTCGGCGGTGGCATAGCCGTAGCTGCGCAGCATTGCCGTGATCTGGTCGAGCAGCGCGCGGCCGCGCGTGGCCAGGCGGGGGACGTTCTCGAACAGGACAAGCTCAGGCGGGTCATCTGACCAGGCTTCGAGCATGAGCCATACGCCGCGCAGAGTCAGACGGTTGAGGGCCTGGTACTTGTCGGTTTTGCTCTTGGTCTCTGACAGCAGGCCGCTGAAGCCCTTGCATGGCGCCGACAGGAAGACGATGTGCGGGCGCTCGTTGCCGGCGGCACGCTGGATGTCTTGCGGGGTGGCCTCGCGCCAATCTGCCGGCGGCTCGGCGCCATTGAAGGCTTTGTATTGCTCGCGGTCGAAGAGGTCCAAGACCGTGCCCGGCACGCCTGCCAGGCGCTCGAAGTTGGCCATGGCCGTTGGGTCGACATCGATGCCGCCCAGGCATTGGAAGGCGGCCTGCAGGTTGCCGACGCGGGCTGTGGCGCGGTTGAATCCTCTGGCGCCGCCGCCCAGGCCGGCGAACAGGTGGAAGTGCTTGATCTGAACGACTTGGGTCAACGACATTGGGTGCTTTCGCTGATGGGTTGGTGGTAGATCTCGTCGCCGGCGATGTCGGCGAGCGTGGCGGTGCCGGCGCGGATGGCGTCGGACAGGTGGTCGGCGCTGGGGATGAGCTGCTCACCGAGGTGGGCGTGGGCCAGCATCAACGTGTGCGCGTTCTGGGCGGCGGTGTGAAGGGATGTGGCCAGGGAGGCATCCCAGCGGGCCCCTGTGGTGGCGAGCTGGACGACGGCGCGTAGCGCGAGATGCAGGCGCCTGGCTTCGAGCTGGCCAGGGGCGACGTTGGCGGCGATCTCGGCGCCGAGGCTGATGAGCCAAGCAAGGTGCGCTAGGAGATCGAGCGCGGGCTCGCCGTCCTGGGTGGTGTAGATGTGCAGGCCGACGCGCGTGAGGTGGCTGCGCATGCTGGCGACGGCCATGGCCTTGGCGATGGGGTTGGCCTTGGTCAGGTCTGCCTTTTTGAGGTGGCGGTGCTTCATGGGCCGACCTCCTGCAGGTTGGTGATGAGGGGGCATTGGCGGAGGTTTGCCGCGAGCTCATCCATGGAGCCGGTGTTGGCGATGTGGGCGTCGGCCTCGATGGCGCTGGTGAACCTACCCGCGCCGAGGCTGGGGCGGTTGATGCTGATGACCTTGGCGCCGAGCGTCTGCAGCATGTGCAGTTGGTTGTGGTAGCGCAGGTCCGTGACGACGAGCCTCTCGGCGCTGAGCCCGATCTTGGTCCGCAGCCATCCGTCTACGAAGCGCACGAAGTAGTCGAGGTCGCCGTGGGTGCGCCAGGCGGACCAGCTCTTGAGGGTGTCGCGCGGGCTGTGCGGTTCGTGCAGGCTCAGACCCTGTTCAAAGGCCCAAGCCAGGTAGGCCGGCTCGGTGCACATGCCGATGGCCAGCGCGGGGATGTCGTAGGCGTGGGTGCGGCGGTCGGTGAGCATGCCGACGTCAAGGCGCCAGGCAGCGGCGACTTCGGCGAGCAGGCGGTCGGCGAAGGCGACGCGCTGGTAGCCCATGTCGGCCAGGATGCGCGCGGCGGTGCGCTTGCCCGCACCGCGACGGCCCGTCAGGGCGATGATGGTGGTGCTCATGCTGTCACCTCACCGAGTTGAGGGACCATGTCCAGCGGCTGGGCGAGCATGCAGGTGATGGCCTCGCTGGCCGTGTCGAAGTTGCCGCGCAGGGTGTAGCGGACGATGCCGGGCACGTCGTGCGGGTGGTGCTCGGCGATCTCGCGCATCGAGGGGGCGACGTCGCGCAGGTCGAAGACGACGTACATGGCGCCGCTGCCCATCTGCAGGGCCAACGCTCGCAGGAACATGGCGTCGTGACCGTTCTCGTGCACGAGGTGCAGGATGAGGGCGTCGTGGTCCTTGAATTGGATGATCTGGCGCTCGTGGAGGACCGCGTAGCGGCCTGCAGCGCAGAGCACGCGCGTGTCGACAAAGATATCGATGGCGTGCGGGTTGGTGGTCAGCATGCGGATGCCTCCGGTGATGGTTTTGCCTCGGTGTGGTTGGTCGGCAGGTCAAGGGGCATGACGTCGGTGACGCCATGGGCGATCAGGGCTTGGGTGCTGTGGTCGTGGCGCAGGTAGAAGCCGGTGGCGTAGAAGCGGGCCCAGTTGCCGGCGCGCAGCAGGTGGAGCTTTGCGGTCGCGGCGCGGTAGGCGGCGGCGTCCGAGCCCAGGGGCTGGACGACGACATAGGGCAGGCCCTTGGCCGGCTGCAGGTGCAGCACGAGGGAGAACTCGGGCGGCGACGTGTTGGGGATCGTGCCGATGTAGGCGCGCTCGGTGAGCTGGCCGGTGACGTGGACTAGGTCTTTGCTCATGAGGGCCTCCGCACGAAGAGGTAGCGGGTCAGGCCGATGACCGTTGCGGCGAGCTGCTCGGCGTGGGCGACGCTCAGGGCCGCCTGGGTGAACTGCCAGCGCTTGCCCTCGAAGTCGACCGCTTTGACAACGAAATCACGATGTGTGATGAGTGCCATGGCTGCCTCCTAGCGAACGCAGGTCAACAGCCAGGACAGGCCCAGCAGCGCGCTCAAGGCGAGCAGCGACAGGACCGTGCGACGGATGCCGCTGCTGGGGCCGTCAGTGGCCCGCTGGTTGCTCTCTGCGGGATCGGACAGGGTGTCGGCCCAGCGGAGGTGATGGAGCGCCTGGGCGCGGGCCCTGGTGCCCTGGTTGGGCGTCTCGCGGTAGGCGGCGGGGTAGAAGAGCGCGGACTTGCAGATGGCGCAGTCGGGCTCATGGTCCTTTTGCCAGTTGCAATCGTTGCATTCGCGCCAGCCTGTGCCTTCTGGCGTGCACAGGGTGACTTCGAAGAGGTCATCCGAGCCGCACTGTGGGCAGATCCGGCGGTTGAGGTGCGCGTGGAGGCCGGGCCGCGCTAGGCCGGGAAATCGGTCAGACATCATGGGCATCACCTTTTGGCTTGCGTTGGGAAGTGACGGGGCGCTGGAAGACCCAGCAGTGAACGGTCTTGGCGACCTCCTGGCCTTCGCGCTCGGTGACCTTGATGGCGCTGGATACGGCCTTCACGTCGATGAAGCGGCGGGTCTTGCTGGTGCGCAGGACCTTTTTGAGGTCCGATATGGCCGGGATCTGTTGGCGGTGCTGCGCGGCTCGCTCGACAAACTCGTTGAGGTTGACGGCGATCTCGTCGCTGTTGCGGCTGTGGTTGAGCAGGGGCGAGCTGTCGATGCGGCCGTGCATGGCCGTGGTGGTCATGCCGTCGAGGTAGTCGAAGGCCTCCCAGAATTCCTGCACCAGCGGATGGTCCATGTTGATGGCGCGCTGGCGCTCTTCCGCCATGGTGACGATCTGAGCCTGCAGGGCTTTGAGCTGGGCGTCGGTGAGTGGGATGACCTTGGCGAGGGCCTCGGACAGGGCAAGCATCTGCGCGTGGTTCTTGGCGATGCGGATGCTTTTGATCTCTGGCTTGTTCTGCAGCACGACTTCGTAGAGGGGCGTGCGCTCTGCGAGCAACGCCAAGATCTGGCCCTCGGACTGGGCCGCGCGCAGGATGAACCCGCTGACGGCCTCGATGGGGGTGTTCTCGAGCTTGGTGGCCATCTCCCTTGTTCGGGGTGTCTGGCCACTGCGGTCGAAGGTGAGGTGAACGATGCGTTGCAGGATGGCGTCGCTGGCCGATACCTCGTTGTTCTGGCTGATGACGATGGCGCCACGGAAGGGCGGTTCGTAGGTCTCGTTGCCGCTGGTGGCCACGCCGCGCGCGCGCACGCTGCGGCCGTTGTATGCCGTCTTGAGTTCGTCCCAGTCGAAGGATTTGACGTGGCTTTTCTCGCCGCTCATGCGCTCGCGGTCGGACTCGATGAGGACGACGGGCAGGTTTGAAACTTGGGCGAAGTTGCGGGCGCGGGCGGCCAGGCTGGACTTGCTGGGGTCGAAGCCTTCGTAGTCGCGGCGGCCGAACAGCTTCCACATGAACTCGATGAGCGTGGATTTGCCGGCGCCGGCCTCGCCGACGATTTCGAGGAAGGGGTAGCTCTTCTGGGTGGCGCGGATCTGCTCGGCGAACAAGGCACCGAGCCAGTAGGTGAGCGCGGCGAGCCCCTTGGCGCCGAAGGCTTCCCAGATGAGGGACACCCAGCTTGAGGTGTAGTCCTCGGGCGCCTGGTTGATGGTGAGGGTGACGGACTGGTTGAGGCTCTTGAGCGAGAGGCTGCTGATGGTGAAGTAGTCCTCGGCGTTGATCTTGTAGTTGCGGCCATCCTTGACGGCCACGTCGCCGAGCACCCAGGCGCCGTGGTCACGGCTGTAGCCGATGTAGTCGATGGTCTCGACGCGCTGGATGTTGTAGAGCTGGTGGCCCATGATGCGGTCGAGCATCTGGCTAGTGCCCTGGAACAAGGCGCCGGGTGCCAAGTGCAGCAAGCGCTTCTTGAACTCGGCGGCGGCCGCGAGTTGGGCGCTGGTGAAGGTGCCGCGCACCTCTGGGGCATCGTGTGGGAACTCGACGCGGAAGTAGTACCAGCTCTCGTCCGTGATGGCATTGCGCTGGTAGTACAGGGCCGAGATCTTGCAGCTTGCGATGGGGCGGACGTTGTGCGACTTCTTGAGGGCCTCGTCGCGGATCTCCTCTTCGGTCAGGCGGTCGTCACGGTTCTCGTGTTCGAGGGCTCGCATGGCCTTGTCGAAGGCATCGAGATCGAGCTTGAACCAGTAGAGGCGGCGCTTGAAGTCGAAGTCAAACTCTGTGGACTTGCCGCCGCTGTGGCGGTAGATGAGCAGGGCCTTCTCGCTGGCGCTGGCCGCGATCAGCAGCGCGCCGTGGTGCAGGTAGTTTTTGAGGTCGTCGGGGCTCAGGCGGTCGCGCTGGTGCAGGTCATTCCAGTCCGTCTTCTTGCTGCCGCGCTGGGGGATCTGGGCGGCTGTGCACTCCCACCCTTCGTCCCTGCAGCGTGCGACCCATTTGAAGGTGTAGTCGATGCCTGCCTTGTCGCTGTCGAGGGCCCATATCAGGCGCACTTCGGTGCCCTTCACGGCCAGGGCCATTCGCAGCTCGGCCAGGGCCTTCTCGGGGTAGTTGTTGCAGCTCATCAGGGCCACGGCCGCGATGTTGTGGTGGCGCAGCGCGATGGCGTCGAAGATGCCTTCGACGAGGTACAGGTCAGACACGCCCTCGGTCAGCACGGTGTCGGGCGGGCACCACCATGTGCCGTGGTAGCTGGCGCCGTACTTGAAGTTGGCCTTCTTCTTGCCGAAGCGCTCGGGCCGGTCGATGATCCGTTCCCAGTAGGTCTCGCCTACCTCGAAGCGCACGGTGGCACTGCCGGCGCCCTTGCCGTTGTCGGCCTTGGCGTCGTAGTAGCTCTCTTGCCTGTACCAGCCCTTGATGAGGTCGAGCTTGAAGCCGCGGGCGTGCTCAAGGTAGTCGTCGGCCGCCGCGTTGGGGTTGGTAGCGATGCGGGCGGCGGCGCGGGTAGACCAGTCGCTGAAGAGGTCGGGGTAGAGCTCTTTGACGTGGCCTTCGTAGCCGCATTTGTCAAGGCGGCCGCAGCGCACGACCCAGGGCTTCGCGGCGTCGGCGTACAGCTCGTGCTTGTGGCATGAGGGGCATGTGCCGCCCTGCATCCATTTGCTCTTGCCCTTGGCGGGCTTGAACTTGAATTCTTCGAGGCGACGCAGTACGTCGGCTAGGAGTTCGTCTCTCATGCTTTGCGGCGCGCCTCGACTTCGGCTTGCACAGCGTCGGCCATGTCGGCGGCTTGCAGCAGGGTGTGGGCGTGGGCGCGCGCGTCCTCCGGTGTGAGGCGCAGCGTGATGTTGCTGGTGGCCTCCATCGCTGTGATGGTGACCACGGGCCTTGGGAGGCTGACGGAGAGTTGCGTGCCGACGTTGAGGCCGGAATCGATGTGTTTGCCGAGGGCGTCGAGCGGGAAGACGCACTTGCCATGCTGCTGCCAGTGGCGGCCGGCGCTGTCGAGCAGTGAAACGACTTTGGATTTGGGTTGCATGGGATCTCCGTGTTGTTGTGGTGCGAGGGATCAGCCCTGGGCGGGCTCAGCGCTGGCCGCGCGCGGCTTGTCGACGTGGAAGTCGAGATGCACGTGGCCCTTGGCCAGCACGACGCTGTCGTATGAGCCGTAGTCCTTGCGGCTGATCTCTTTGAAGCCGTGCTCGGTCATCACTGCCATGGCCTTCTGGGTCTTGACAGAATTGAAGAATCCGGGGAAGAGAGTGATTGCCTTGCGGGCGAAAAGCATCTCTGCAGGCCAGATCTGCACGCCAGCCGCCTTGAGGGCTTCCAAGTAAGGAGTGAGCGCGTCGAGGCGGTTCTTGAACTGCAGCAACTGCTTGGTGCGGTGGTCGTGGCGCTCTTGTTCTTGGCGCAGGGCGGCTTGATAGAGGGTCTCGGGCTTGGCGGGCTTCTTCATGTCAGGCTCCAAAAGGGTGTGGCTGTCCCGCAGGCCCTCCAAACAGGGCCCGCAGGGGTGGGGTAAGGGGTGATCAGCGCGCGCTGTCAGCGCGGCGGTGGGGCTGCGTCAGGGCCCGCCGGCCGGGGCCAAGGGCATGTCGTCGAAGATGTCGCGCTGCGGATTGGCCTTGCTGACGATCTCGCCTTGCTCGCCCAGCTCGGCTACCTGCAAGCGTTCAAGCGCTTCCATGAGCTGGCGCTTTTCGACGAAGGGAGACAGTGGGACGTGCACCTGAGGATTGATGAAGCTCGGCAGTCGGATGTAGCGCGAGACCTCGACCGTGGCGATGAAATTGGCGCCGCATGCGTGGTTGTGGCAGTTGTAGCCAACCTCGGTGACGATGCCGGACATGCGGCGCGAGCGGTAGGCTTTGGCCGGCGTCTCGCAATTGGGGCAGACGATGTGCAGTCTCACTTGCGCACCTCGCTTGGCTTGACGGGGTACAGGGCACGGCCTCGTCCGGTCGAGAAGCGGGCCGCGCGTCGCAAGCGGGTCTTGATGAGCCACTCGGCGGCTTGCTCAATGGTCTGCAGGCCCTGGCTCACTCGGACGCGTTCTAGCAGTTGCATGTCTGTGTCGTTCACCGTGATCGTGGTTTCGGGCATGTGGTGCTTTTGCGCTGCTGAAAAGTGGCTTCGTTCAGGCCTGGGCCTGGTTGACACTCTGCTCGGTGCCAAGGACGTGCTGCTGCGCCTCTCGCATGACCAGCTCGCGCACCAGCGCGGCCGGTTGCTCGCCCTGGTAGTCGGCGAGAGCGATCACGAGCTTGTGCTCGTAGTCGTCGAGATTGATGGTGATGCGGTTGCCGCGCACTCGCTTGGGATCGGCGTACATGGTGGCTCTCAGAAGGTCAGGAAGATTTGGTGAAGGCGAGGGGGTCCTTGTCGTACTCGGCCAGGCCACGCAAGGTGGCAAGGCGGACGATGGATGCGGCCGTGCGCTGCTCCTTGTCTGCCACCTGGTTCACGCGCTCAAGCTCATCGGGCATGAAGCGCGCAGGGATGGGCTTGTCGCTCACCACGCCGTTGGGGGAGCGGCTCTTGCGCACCTTCGTTTCGGTCTTGGGTTTGCTCTTGAGGGGCATGGTCTGCGGGTACGATTGAGGAACACTAAATTGCACAGTGAAAATACGATAGCACGGAAATCCGTGCTTTGCAACAAATGAACACGGATTTCCGTACATACATCAGCGCTCGCCTCAAAGAAGAGCGCGGTCGCCTCCAGCTCTCGCAGTTAGAGCTTGCTGAGATCGGTGGAGTAAAGCTGCGCACCCTTCAGGACTGGGAAAGGGGACTGGCGCCTGTTCAGACGGAATTTCTGGCGGCGACAAGGGCACATGGCATGGATGTGTTGTATGTCGTCACTGGGGAGCGTGTCGTTGCCCCGGTGCCAGTGAATTCATTGGACGTTAACCAAACGGCGATGTTGGCAGCCTATGACTCACTCAGTGAGCGGGCCAAGACAATGCTGCGCGAACTGGCAGGAATGCTGGTTGGTAAAGCTTAGAGGTTTACTCCAGCTGGGGCCGTGTTGTTCAATTCGGGGGGATTGATGGACTTCAAAAGCAAGCAGGACTGGAAGGCGCTATGTCTGGGCGTCTTACTCATCGCGTTCGTCGTTTGGGCTTTGCCAGATTGCAGCGGCAATGAACAAGCAAAGCGCAAAGCTGTTGACTTCGCGTTGACCGAACAAGGTATCAAATCGTTGGATGCGGACATCGCGTCCGTCGACATCACAGATCAGATCGACGGAAAGACAAAGTACGTCGACATGACGGTGGCCACGAAGACCTTGTGGGGTGGGCACTCGGATTGGAACGGCGTTGCCGCGAGCAGCCATCGGCTGATGAGCGCTTTGCTGAGCAAGCCCGAAGTCAGCCGGGCGCGCATCGTTTATCGCTCCGCAGAGAACAAGCTGGATTGGGCGCAGGTGCAGGTCAAACGCAGTGAGCTGCCAGCAAACTGGCGGGAGTTGTCGTACCTGCAGTTTTTTGCCGTGAGCAAGCCCGTGTATGGGTCGCTCGAATCGGGCCGCTGGCTGTGTGAGTTCTACGCCAAGTATTCATTGGCGAACCCGCCCGGGACAGATCACCTCATGTATTGCCGCGACTGATCGTCGGACTATTCCTGATCGCCCTCGTCATCGGACACGGTGCCGCCTTCGGCTTCGTCTGCCTCGCCGTTCTCAAGCTCGATCGCGGTGGTGAAGCCGCCATCGCCGATGGTGTGCGTGACCTTCAAGGTCAGCCATGAGGTGCCGTCGATCTCGGGCTTCCAGCCTGAGACCTTGACGGGGGTTTGTGGGGCCAGCTCGGGAACGCCCTGTGCGAGCGTCAGCTCGAAGGTGGTTGCACCTCGCTGGAGGCGGCGCCATTCGGCCACGGCGGCCGCGCGGGCGTCGGCCTCGGTGGCGAAGCTCTGCTTCATGCGCTTGGCGTTGCCGCTTTGGCCCACGAGCACACCACGCCGCCGTGCACGGTTCGGGTCGTGCCAGTAGGCTCGCACGCCGCTGTACTTCTCGCGCGAGTTGGTGTGGTAGCGGTGGTTGTCGCCATCGGCTCTGGTGAGGGCGATGCTGGGGATGGATTTGCCCTTGCTGGTCTTCGTGCCAAGGATGGGCAGGAACAGCAGGTGGCCGTGCTTGACGGTGGCCACGGCGTCATACAGCTTGGCCAGGCGCGTGACGAAGGCGACGTCGCTCTCGTTGGTCTGGTCGATGTGGGCAATGGCGCGGCCGGACAGTCGGTCATCCACGCGCAGGACAAGGCCGTTGCGGGCCGCGATGATCTTGAGGATGGCCCCGATGGTGGTGGCGTGGTAGCTGTGTTCTTTGCGCTTGCGGATCGTCTTGCTGAGTTCGGCGCTGCGGGCGCGGACGGTGATGCGGTCAGGCGCGCCGAAGTGCTCGACTTCGTCGACCATGAAGGAGCCTTTGTGCACGAGGGCTTCGCCGTCCCAGCCGATGTAGACCTCAAGAGCTGCACCCTTTGGCGGCATGGCGAGCAGCCCATCGTGATCGCTCAGGGTGATGTCGACCTGATCGGCCTTGTCGCCACGGCACTCGGTGAGGCTGAGATCGAGCAGGCGGGGGTTCAGCTTGAGGGTGATGTCTTCGCTGCCCCAGGTGACGCGGTAGGCGGGTGTCTTGGGCGCCATCAGGTGTTCACCGGTGAGGCTTGTGCATCACCGATGGCGTCGGTGCGCGCGTCGTCGACGCGGTTGAGCGTGAGGTTGAAGTCCGTGCGCATGGGCGTGCCGTTGGGCAGGAACAGGGTGCCGGTGACGTGCAAGTTGCCGATGACGAATTGCCCGTACACCACGCCTGAGCCATCGACCAGCGGCCATGCCGAACCGCTGTCGCCCATCTCGCGCAGCTCGTCGATGGATGCCGTGCCGCCTGTGAATTCGAGGGCCACGAGGCCGCTGAGGTTGATGGTGTCATCACCTGGGCCCAGGAACTGACGGGCCTGCCTGGCGCCGACGCGGGAGTTGCCTGGGTGGCGCCATGACGTGGCGCGCTGCAGCTCCTGAGGTGCAACGGTGGACAGACCGAAGACGAACTGGCCGAGAGCAAAGAGCATGGTGTTGTCCTTCTGTCAGTTGTCGGTCAGGGCTGAGCGGCCGGCGGCGCGCTTGGCGCGGTCTCGGCGGTCCAGCTCGGCGCTGACGGCTCGCGCGATGGCTTCGGGCGAGCTGCCCGGTGGCGGATTGATGACGAAGTGATTGGTGTCACCAGCGGCCGACGCTGCCGTTGCAGGCTTCAGTGGCGCGCGGCTGTCGAAGCGCATGGGGCTTGCCCCTGCAGGGCTGCTGGCTGCGCTGGCAACTGCTGCTGCCACTGCGGCGCTGCGCAATGGCGTGGACAGTGCGGCCGTGGGGGACTTTGAGCCCGTGATGCGGGAGAACCAGGCGGTGATGGGTTCCCAGTATTTGTAGATCAGCATGGCGCCGCCCACGATGCCCGTGACGGCCAGGCCGATGGGGTTCATGAGCAGGGCGCGGCCAACGAGCGCGATGCCGGTGGCAAGGCCCCGCATGGTGCCCATGGCGGTGATGCCTTGGATGCCAAGCATGCCCAGGCCAAACCTGAGCAGGAAGATGGGGCCCATGATGGACGCGATGCCGATGGCCACGGTGCCGCAGGTGATGGCGATGGCGGCCAGCACGGCCAGGAACTTGACCATCGCCGAGACCACGGCTGGGTTTTCTCGGGCGAACTGGCCCACCTTGTTGGCGATCTCACCCAGCCACTGCAGCAGCGACTTGAGCTCGGGGGCCACGGTGGCGCCTATGTCGCTCATCATGTTGGTGAAGTTGCCCTCGGCCGTGTCGAGCCCGGCCTTGACTGTGGCCAGTTGCTGGTTGACGCGCTGGCGCAGACTCGCCTGTGCTTCCATCTTGGCGGCGATCTCCTTGTAGCCGCTCATGCCCTTGTCCATCAAGGTGGTGAGGACCTGCAGGGTTTCGGCGTCGTCACCGAAGATGGTCTTGATCAGGTGCACGCGCTTGGAGTCACCCTCGATGGCCTTGATCTTGGAGAGCTGCACGAAGAGGTTGTCGAGGCCAGCGAAGTTGCCTTTGGCATCGGTGAACTTGATATGGGTGCCTGTCGAGGCGTTGGCCTTGGCAACCTTCTTGGCATCAAGGCCGGCCTGAAAGACCTTGCGCAGCGCGTTGCCGGCGGACTCGCCCGCCATGCCGGTCTGGTCCATCATGACCAGCAGGGGTGCGAGATCTTTGGCTGCGGCCAGACCTTCCTTGCGCATGATGGACATGACCGGCGAGATCTTGGTGAAGCCCTGCAGCATGTTGCCGGAGTCGACGCCCAGATAGAAAGTGCGCTGGATCACGTCCATGAGGCCCATCATGTCGCTCTCGACGGTGTGGGTGGCGTCCTGCATCTTGGCGGCGAACTCTGCGGCGGCCGGGACAGGCATCTTGAGTTGCACGCCGAGGTAGGACGCGGATTCGCCCACGCCGCCCAGCACGGCCTTGGCCGAGATGCCCTGCCGGATCAGCATGGTCATCATTTCCTGAAAGTCAGCGGTGGTGCCCGGCAACTTGTCGCCGAGGCGTGTGGCCAGGTCGCTGATCTTCTGGAACTCGCGCGGCACGCTGCCGTCGGCGCGCATCAGGGCGCCGCGCAGTTGGGTCGCCGAGTCTTCGTTGGGGACGAAGGCTTCGATGGCTGAGCGAACAGGCCGGAGCATGGCACTGCCAGCACCCACGGATGCCACGCCTGCCGCCGCGACCATGCCCGTGCGCATCATTTCCTTGCCATGAGCGGCTTTCAGCTCCGCGAGCTTCTTCTGCTGGATGGCCTGGGCCTGTAGCTTCGCGGTTTGATCGGCAATGGCCATCGTGGTGGCCTTGATGTTGGCGCGAAGGCTGACGTCTTGCGCCGCCAGGTTCTTGGTGCTGATGCCAGCCTGGGATAGTTTGTCCCTCAGGGCCTGGACCTTGGTGCTCTGTGCGCTATGTGCCTCGCCCAGGGAAGCGGCTTCGGCCTTGGCCGCCTTGAAGTCGCGGATCATGGCCTTGGTAGGTACACCGGCGAGTGAGATCTGGCGTGCCAGGGCCGCAACCTTTGCTTGCGATTCGCTCAGCTTGGCGGCGGTCTCTTTGAGGCCGCCCTTCAGCTCGCGGAATTCGCCGACCTGGCGTTGTTGGGCGTTGAGCTCTTTGAGTTGGGAGCGTGTCTTGGCGAGGGCGCGGGCGGCCTCGCTGCTGCCGCCGCTGATCTTCTTGAGGACGGCACTGGCCTTGTCGATGGTCTGCAGGACGACCTGCAGGCGCAAGTCGTTACTGGACATCGTGCCCCCCCTGGAAGGGATGCAGGATGATCAGCGTGCGGACAGGTCCCGCTCGATGTCGTTGGCTTCGGCCAGGTGGAGTTTGGCGCTGACGTTCGCGCGCCAGCCAGAGAAGGCCAGGAGCGGCGCCAAGGCGATGCCAATGGCGGCAAGGCCAAGCAGTGCGCAGAGAACGACGGTGATGGCGGTGGCGATCATTGGCTTGCATATTACTCCTCGCTGGTCTCGTGCCGCTGGCGGGCTCTTTCTCGCCACTCCATGAGTTCGGTGAGGCTGAAGTCGGCCATGTCATTGGGCGTCCAGCCGAAGACCACGGCCAGGTCGGCCATGGCGTCTTCTACTCGGTGGGGAACTCCGTTACCCGATCCACCTTCCTCAGCAAAAAATTGACGACCTCCGTGCCAAATTGCACAAGGTCGGCCGGGTCGAGCGCTTCGACCTCTGGTTTCGTCAGCGTGGGGATGGAGATGCGTGGGATGACCTGGCTGAGCGATGTGACGTCCATCTGCATGAGGTTGACCAACTGGATGCCGCGCAGTTCTCCCGAGGTGGGGCGGCGCAGGGTGACCTTGTCGATGGTTTTGGTGCCGCGCTTGATGGGTTGATCGAGCGTGATGGTATGGGGCGGGTCCACGACTTGGCTGGCGGAATCGACCGCGGCGTCGGTTGTGGTGAGGGCGAGGTCCATGGGGCGTCCTGACTATGGCAGTGGTGATAGGGCGGCGTGGCGGTCAGGCCATGCCGAGGGCTGTGAGCAGGGCGGCGTTGAGGTTGACGCCGTTGACGATCTCGATCATGTTGACGAAGTCGATCTCGATGAGGTCATCGCCGTCCATGGCCAGCTTGTAGTAGCTGATGGTGGTCTCGAACTTCACCTCGGTGGGCTTGCCGGCTTCGCTGGTGCCGAAGTCGATCTCTTCATGTCGACCGCGCACGACGACTTCAAGGGCGCTGGTCAATTCGGAGTCATCGGCCTGGATCGCGCCTGAGAAGCGCATGCCGACGCCGTCGACAGTGAGCATGCCGAACTGGGACAGCGCGTCTTTGAGGTAGCCGGCTGCGGTCCACTGCATGGACATCTCTTCCATGCCGTAGTCAAGCTTGACAGGGCCTTTCATGCCTCCGGCCCGGTATGACTCCATCTTGCGCTTGAGCTTGGGCAAGGTGACGGAAGGAACTTCGCCGAGGTACGCGAGACCTTCGTTGAAGAGCATGAAGTTTTTGAGTTTGCGAGGCAGTGACATGGTCGTTTGCTCCGTTTGGTTGGTCAGGCCTTGGCCACGCGCGCGGCGAAGTCGGCGAAGTACTTGTCGGTGATGCGCTGGCGGAAGGACAGGTCTTCGATAGGCGGGATGGGGGTGTAGTCGTAGTCGATGACGAGCTGCCCGTCTTCCAAGGTGCTGGGCTGGTTGGTGCTTTCGTCCAGCCAGGCGCTGCCATCGAGGATGTAGCCGCGCGTCTTGAGTTCGCGGAACTTGCGGTTCACCCCGTTGATGATGTCTTTGACGATGCTGGGGTGCATCGGCTTGTCGACAAAGGGCATGTGTGCTTCCGCAATGCTGTCGGCGAGGACTTGAGCCGTGCGCGTTGCCGATTCGAAGGCGAACTTGGGGTCGTCGCTGCAGGTGCGCGAACCCCAGAAGCGGAAGCCCGTCTTGTTGACCAGGGTGGTGACCTGCGCCGCATTGAGCACGCCGGCGTCGGTGGTTGGGTCTTGCAGATCCCAGAAGACGTCGCGGCTGATGCCGGTGACGCCTTGCACGCCGATGTTAGAGATGGTCTTGTGCCAGCCGATGTCGTTGTCGATCTTGGCGCGCAGGCCCATGGCATAGGCCACGGCGGGCACGCTGGCGGTGGCTTCTGCAACCGAGTCCCAGGCCTCGAAGTCTGGGTAGATGATCATCAGCTCGCGCGCGCTGAAGTGGTCGCGGTAGGCCGTTGCCTGGGCGATGGTGGTGCAGCCCGAGGCAGCGGCGTAGGCGAAGGCGCGGAGCTGCTGGGCCAGGGCTGCAAGGGCGGTGGCCACGGCCTGGGTGTCGAGGCCCGGGGCGCCGAGGATGCGCGGCTTGAAGCCGAACATGGCTTGTGCCTTGAGCAGGGCCTTCATGCCGGTGTACTGGCCTCCTGCGGATACACCACCGATGACGTTGGTGGTGGTGGCCGCGGTGTCGGCGCCTTCGTCGACGCGCACGACGATGGTGAGGGGTCGGCCCTGGTCTGAGAAGGCCTTGAGGGCTTTGGCAAGGGTGCCAGTGGTGCCCGCCTTGCCCATGGCCGTCAGGACGTTGGTGAGCAGCACAGGCACGTTGAGCGGGAAGGCGGTGGCGTCGGCGTCGTCGGCGGTGGCGATCAAGCCGATGACGCTGGTGTTGATCGTGCGAATAGGGCGCTCGCCCTCGGTGACTTCGAGGACGCGGACGCCATGGTGGTAGTCGGTGAGTGACATGTGAGGACTCCGTTGTTGCGGTGGCTTGGATCAGGACCAAGGGGGTGTGGGGCGGGTGGGCGGATCTGGCAAGAGGGCCAGGAGCGCGCTTTCGTCGGCGGGGCGCTCGATGGCGCCGGCAGCTATCTGGTCGAGGATCGCGTAGCAGGCCGAGCCGTAGTTGGCCAAGGCAGTGCCCTCGGCGTTGAACTTGGGGTTGATGTCGCCCTTGTAGGTGCGCGCGGATTGATAGCTGCTGTACTGCCAGGCCTTTGCCAATATGTTCAAAGCCGTTGTCACAGCACGCCCCGCCATCTCTGCCAACTGCGCTTCAGTCGGGTCAGGTGGGGTAGGCGCATTGGGTGATGCGCCGGTTGGTACGAGCACCTCAATTGCGTCGATGGTGTGCTGCGTGCCGTTCAACCAATAGCTTGTGCCCCTGTAGTCATCAACCAGCTTCCAAGCACCGTCCTTCCAGTTCAATGGCACTTTGTCTTCAACGTCCCGATACACGTTGATCTTGTTGGGTTGCAAAGGCAAAGGTTGTGTCGGTGTGGAGAACGATGGAATGATGGGATCAGGGTTGGCAGGGCTCTCCTCGGCAATCGTGGGATCGCCTAGCAACTCACCGTTGTCTGGGGCAAAGTGGTACACGTACATGGTGGTTCTCAAATTTGAATGGTGCCCAATTGGGCGGCGTTTCGCATGCGGTTTTCGGATCCGTTGGAAGTGCCACCAGCTCCACCCGTTTGGTCTCCAAACGTGCCTGTCCAGCACCATGTGTCTTCGCCTGATTGGGGCTGGGTGCTCGCAAAGCGTGTATAGGCGTGCGTGTGCCATGGCATCTGACCCGCTTGCCAATCCAGAAACGCACGACCCACATCGACGCCTCTTCCATCGTCGTAGAGGCGGAGCGTTTCCGCGCGCAGATCAGGACCCCGGAATGTTCCGTCGCCGTTGTCGGCATAGGCATTCATGCCTTGGGTCCACGAACCCAGCGGCACGACGAGACCGTTGTGTAGGGCCCAGTTCCACAGGGATGCGCGTGTCACCTTGTTCAGGTTGCTGAAGCCAGTTTTGACTTTGCCTGCCCGAGCTGTTGGTTGTGCATCGAGTTCGACGCGGCCGACATAGATAGAGGCGTAACCTGTGTAGTTAGCACCGTTCTGGTTGAAGACCTGCCATCTCATCAGACTGTTGTAGTCGTCATGCCAGATGACGCCTTCGTTGGCTGTTGGCAAGGCAACGCCGGAGGTCAGGCAGCGCACGTACTGAGGGTGCGGGTCGGCCTCCATCTCGTGCGCCAGGATCAGGTTGATCAGCTTGTTCTTGAGCTTCTTCGGCGTGACCGCCCGGGCGTCATCAACGCCCGTGCCTACCTCGTCATCGGTCGCCAATTCGACAACACCTTGGACGTTTTCCGTGGCCGGTGGGTTCAAGAAATTGGTGTCGCCAAAGATCAGGGTGCTGATGTCTACGCTGCCATCGAGCACGCGGGCGTCGATGGCCAGCAGCATGATGGATTGTGCTGCCTTGATGATGATCGGATCGGCCTGGCTGTACGTGCCCAGGAGCACGCCGTTGTCGAGGTAGAGGCCGAAGCCCTTGACCGTGTAAGCGTCGCTGGAATCGTCGCGTACGCCAAGGTGGATGGTGTCGGCGGCTGCCGCGCCGCCCGAGATGGTGGTGACGCGCTTGATCTCGGCCGGCAAGACGGCCATGGCTGCGTCAAAGACGAAGGCCGTGGCGGTGAGCCCAACGCTCACGACGGTGCGCGCGGCGGTGCCGTCGTGTGCAGCAGCAACCAGGGCGGCTCTGCCTGCGGTGGTGAGTTTGAAGATGATGGACATGAGGTCAGCTCACGGCCATGTCGAGCCGGGCGTAGGTGGCCGGCCGGCCCACGGCCGACACGGCCATCGACGCGGTCGACGAGAGGCCCAGGATGAAGGTGAAGTGAGAGCGCAGTGGCTTGGCCAGGTTGACCTCGGCGATCACGTCCTCGATGAGGTCGGCGGCGGGGACATCGCCTACTTCTGACAGGGCGAGCACCAGTTCGAAGGTGTGAGGCTCGCCCCTAGGCTCGGTCTGCCACCACTCGCGGATGGCGATGTGTGCGCCGAAGCTCTGGATTGCGTCTTCTACGGCCTGGAGGGTGCCCTTGTGGCGATGGATGCCGATGGACGCCTTGATGCGCGCGCGCTTGACGTCGTCGGTCCACTCGGGGCGCCAGCCTTCGACGCACACGGCCCAGGCCAGCCATGGCAGCAGCTCGGACGGGCAGGTGTCGGGGTTCCAGAGGGCGCGGTGGGGCTGTGGGATGGCGTCGACGGCGTCGACCATGACGGACTCGGCCGCGCGATCGAGGCGCGTGGCGTTAGGCGGCATGAGGGACTTATTCATCGGTGCCCCCCGGGGTCACGATGAAGTTGTTGCAGCGCCAGGACTCGGTTGCCGCGACGGGTGGGTTGTCGGTTGGATGGATGAGGTCGACCCTGTGAACGCCGGCAACCTGCAGCGCGCCGATGATGCCGGAGAGCGTTGGCTTGCGGCCGATGCGACGCTGAGTCTCGGCGTAGGTCTGCACGCTGGTGGTGGCCTTGGCGATCACGGCGCCGGCATCCGGGCCAGGCAGCGTGATGATTTCAGCCTCGATGGTGTAGTTGACGATGGTGGCGCTGTCGACGATCACTTCATCGGTCATGGGCCGGACGTTCTTGGGCGACAGCGCTGCAGCCACGGTGGCAAGCAGATCTGCGTCGGCTGTTCCATCGCCTGTGCGTGACAGGACGCTGATGAGGATCTGGCCAGGAGCGGGGCTGGTAGCTCGGGCATCAAGCACCTGACCGCTGGCGGATCGGGCGAAGTAGACGTAAGCGCCTTCGGGACCTGCGACCGAGTAGCCGCGTGGCGCGAGGTGAATGCGTTCTCGGTAGTCGTCGTCTTCCTCCATGACCTTCTCGACAGGGGGCACTGCGTCGAGGTCTTCTTCAACGATGGTCAGGCGGGGCGTGTCGAACAACAGGCCGATGTGGTCGAGGTCTGTGCCTTTCGCGTAGGCGAGCATGATGGCTATGGCGCTGTCGTTCGTCTTCGATCGGTGGATGACGAGCTGGTATGCCAGGCGCTGCAGCCACTTGGTGAGGGGCTCGGACTCGAGTTCGAGCGTGTCGGCGGCGTCAGGGTAGGCTGCGATCAAGTCGGCCTTGAGGTCGGCCAGGATTGCTTCGAAGTCGGGCACCTCCACCACCTGGGGCGGGGGGAGCTTGGACATGTCGATGAGCTGCGTGGCCATGGGTTAGACGGCTGCGCCGATTTGGATGGGCACGCGCAGGCTCAGCACGCTGGCCTTGCTACCGATGGGCGTGTAGAGGCCCTCGATGTCCATGACGACCTGGCCGGGCTGTTCTCCGCTGCTGAGCTGGACGCGCGAGAGCTTGACACGGGGTTCCCATTTCATGATGGCGCCTGCCGTGGCGGCATAGACGCGCACACGATTGGCGGCGTTGTCTGGCTGATCAATCAGCTCGGGTATCTGGCTGCCGTAAGAGCGGCGCATGACGCGGGTGCCGATGGGGGTGCTCAGGATGTCGGCGATGGATTGGCGCAAGCTGTCGATGTCGGAAAGGGCGCGGCCGGTGGTGTTGTTCATAGCGGGATGGCCTCGCCGCTGACGCCTTCGCCGTTCTCGACGTTGCCGTGCCCGTGGCCCACAAGGGGGATGCTGCCGGCGATGACGTTGTCTGTGGCCTTGACGGTGCCTTGGATCTCGGCACCGTGGCCGCTTGGCCCTTCGCCAAAGCCCGCCATGCCGGACATGAACGTGAAGAGGCCATTGACCACGAGGGCGCCCGTGGTCGTGGTGGTGATGGCGTCGAGTTCGATGTCGGGGGACTGGACGACCACCTTCGTGGCCGCGTTGACCTGCACCTCGGCGGTTTGGACCATGACCTTGACGGGGGCTGTGATCTCAGCCTCGCCGCCCGCCGGCAGTGTGGCGGTGAGCTTGGAGGCGGCATGGTCGTAGCTGATGACGGCGCCGTCGGGGTAGGTGGTGCTGTCGATGTCGGCGCTGGTGTCGGGGGCTGGGTTTGCGTCGCTGTTCAGGCCGACCAGCACGCAGCCTGCGCACAGGTCGCCGCCCGGCGAGAAGATGAGGCATTGCTCGCCCACGGATGGCGGGGCCCATTTGCGCACGTTGCCGGCGCGGCTGACGAAATACTGCAGCCAGGTGGTCGTCAGGTTGCCGGATTGGACGCGGCAGCGCGCCGCGTCGAGATCGACCTCGGCGATGGTGCCTTTGCGAACCAGGTTCTCAATGAGGCGGTGTAGTTCTGACAGCTCTTCGACCATGCGCCGATGGTGCCCATCGTGCGCGCGCGTGGCGAGTAGATGCGTGTTTGCACACGCTGTGCAAACACGCTGATCTATGCGGAGAAGTGCCTCAGGAGCACGTCGCGGATCAGTTCGCGGTCGGCCTCGGTGAAGCCGAGAAGTTGGCGCGCGGGATAGCGGTAGGTGGGGCCGTCTGGCTCGACGAGGTCCGGCAAGCCCTCTTGGTGCACGCGGGCGATGCGCGCTGTGCGGTTGAGGAAGCCGACTGCTACGCCCTCATCGTCGACGAATACCTTGAGGTGCTTGTTCGTGCGCAGCTTGGCGAACATCGCGCGACGGATCGAGCCGGCCTTCTGCCTTGCCCTTGTGTTGGTGGGCGGCTGCTTGCGGGGCTGGTACTCAGTGCCGTCGGCGTTCTTCTGGGCGGCGATGCGGGCGGCCTGGCTGCGGCGCAGCTCTTTGCCGATTTCGCGCGCGATGTCGCGCCGTTGGCGTTCGGTTGCAGCCGCGAGTAAAGGCGCCATCCACTCGTCCAGCGCGGTGAGGTCGTTGGTCATGGCACGTCGTCAGGATCGGGGACGATGTCCCATGAGGCGATGACTTGCCCTTCAAAGGCGACTTCCAAGGTTTCTGCAACAGTGGGCACGCCCACGCGAGGCGGCTCGCCAGCGTGGGTGATGTTGTAGCGCTTGGCCGTGACGTCGGAGGTCGGCATGCTGCCCGGCTGGACGATGACGCGCTCGGTCAGGTCGACGTCGATGGTCAGATCGAGGGTGGACTTGTTGAGGTACTCGACCTCGAAGCGGATCGACTTTTCGCGGAGGTCAGTGTTTTCGAACAACTCGATTTGGTTGCGTTTGAGCCAGGCCAGCAGGGGCACCATGATGGCGTCTGGATGGCCTTCGTAGTCCAGCACGACCAAGCTAAGGGTGTAGCGGTACTCGAACGATAGGGATTTGGCAGCGGCGCTTACAAGGCGGCCATCCTTGACGAAGACCGTGAGCTTGTCGGGGTTCTTCTTCAGGTCCGGTGTGGCATTGGTGAGGTGCGCTCGAAGGCTGGATGGCTTCAGCATGGTTTGAGCTACTCCGGCATGGCCAGTGGAGGCAAGAGCAGGTCAAGCAGGCCGTCTACTTGGATTGAGAGGTCGTCACGCTCTCGCGCCAACGCTGTGTATCGGCTGCTGCACTCGCCGAGGCCGTTGGCGGCGGCGGTCGCTTCCGCAGCGAGGCGGGCACGGGTTGTGACTTCGGACATGGCGTCGGCACGTACTCGGGCGAGCGCGTCGCGCAGGCCGTCACGCTCAGCAGCAGCGCGGGCAGCAGCGCCCGCAACAATCTTGATTTGCTCTTGCACATGGCTGTCCACCTTGTCGGCCTTGTTGTCTTTGGCCTGGTTGATTGCGATGACTTGTGCTTGCTTTTTCTCCACAACGCCTTGCTGGTCGATCTTGGCCCTGTCCCACTGCGCACGATCAAACTTTGCGCCAGCAACGAAGCCGACGCCAAGCAAAAGGAGCGCAATGACAACGCGGGCCCAGCTCATGCCAGCCCCAAAACGAAAGCGCGGGCGCGCGCATGGTGCTGCGCCCAGGTTTCAGGCTTTGGCTTGCCGGGGCGCCACAGGCGCAGCGCGTACATGCGCCAGGCGCCTTGCACGTCGTCCGGCGCTGGCAGGGCCATGGCGTCGGTGAAGATCAGGAGACGGGCGAAAGCGGCCGCGAGGATGTCGTCGTGCTCGATGGCGGACCAGACGGCTTGGGAGTCGGCCGCGACGCCCCGCATATCGCATACCTTGGCCGCAGCAAGGCGGGAGGCTCGGTGTGTGAGGACGCCGACCACGCCGCCTGCCCGCTCCATCTGCCAAAGGCTGTGTGCCGGGCCCCGGCCGCCACCTGGCAGGATCTGGCAACGGTCGCAGAGCTTGGACTCTTGCAGACCGATTGTCAGCATGGCAATGCGCGCCGCTGGGCTGTCCATCGTGGTGGGCAGCAGGGCCATAGCCGGGTCAATGGCAGCGCTGGTGACCTGTTCGAGCAGTTGGTCAGCCATTCCCCACCTCCTTCACTGCGGCGACTGCGTCTCTGCCCAACTCGGCCAGGTTCTTGTCCCTGCGCTGGTAGATCCACAGGGCGGCCGCGCGAGACACCCACCAGCCAGGCGCACCGCTGGCCAGCCAGAATGGTGCCGGGTGCTTTGAGGCCATGAGCCATGGTGCCAGGCCCTCGACCACGTCGACGGCCCAATCACCGGCCACCAGAGAGAAGAACCCGGCGACGGCGAGGCGCGCGGCGAATTCCTTGCGGCTGAAGGTGCCGTCGGGTCGAGCTGGTGGCATGAAGAGGTAGAGGATGGCTGCGCCTGCCATGCCGAGTGCGGCCTTGAGCCCCATGGCCTTCACTGCCGCGATGCCTGCGCCTGCTGATGCTTCGAGTCCCATGTCTTTGGATTCCATTTCTGTCCAGTGGACGGCCTGTGTTGTGTGGCCTGGTGTCTGCCGCTCGAACGCCTGGCCAAGGGTTGCGGGATTGGCTACTTTTGCGCGCCAGCTTCGATTTGATCGAGTTTCGCCAGATGGCGCTTGCCAGCGTCCGTGAGAACGAAGACCTTGCGGACCATGCCCATCTGCTTGAGTTCGTGCACCCGGGATCTCGTACAGCCCTGCAAGTCTGCAATGGCGTCTCCCTCGCACATGCCAGCTTGGTCGATCGTGCGCAGGATGTTGTGCGATACCGTGCCTGCTCTCAGAGCACCGAATTTCATCTGGGCAGCTCCGGTGGTGTCCAGCAGCTCAGCGCCCCGGCGTTGATCACCGCCAGCAGGATCGGGGCGCTGTAGGGATCCAGGGTGCCGTAGCGCGAGATAAAGGCGCGCAGGTCCGCCGGGCCGTGGCTCTGGGAGGCCAGCTCCCTTACCTTGGTCTCGCCGATCAGGTCTGCAGCGGCCCAGGTGGCGGCCAGGCGCTGGCGGATGGGTTTGTTTGTGCGGATGTCGCACTGCCATTCGGCCCAGATGCCCTTGGTGCTGATGCAGACCGTGGCGGTTGATACATCGAGCGAGTGGTTGACCTGGCGCGGGTGGCAGACGACGCCATCGACGGGCGTGGCCGCCATCACCGCGCATTGCATGAGCGCAGCGAGGGCCAAGGTGATCAGAGCTTTCATGGCGGTCCTTTCAGGCCATGTTCTGGAGCTGGGCGAGGGCGTCGTTGCCCAGGGCTGTGCCGGCCAGGTCATAGATCGCGTCATTGCCGTGCAGTGCGTCGGCCTGCGTTCCGATGCCGGAAGCAGGATTGACCGGCAGGACGCCGAATGCCTTGTACATGTTCAGGGCCTTGTAGACCTGGCCCGTCTTCACGAAGGCCGCGACGGCGGTGTCGACACCAGGGATCAACGTGCTGTCGTAGTAGGCCGCGTAGGCGGGCGTGCCGAGCGTGAACCCGATCCCGACCTTGTGCACGCCTGCGGCGAGCAGCGCGGCCGTCAAGGCGATCAGCGCGGATGCGAAGTCTGCGGAAGAAACGGCCATGTTGGCGTCGGTCTCGCCCCAGGCCAGGTACGCGAACTTGCGTGTCGAGTCGCACGAGGCCACGCCCGTGAGCATCGCGGCGATGTTGCCGTTCGGATCCCAGAAGGGCGAGGACTTGTCGGTGGCGACACCACGGAAGCCGGTGTCAGGGCCTACGTCGGTCCATGTGACGCCTGCAGCCGCGTCGACAAGGTTGGCTGATGGGTTGATGCTCACCTGATTGGTGATGTTGATCTGCGAGGCCATGGCGGCCTTGTAGAACCGACCACCAGAAGCAACGAAGGTGCCGGATTTGACCCACATGCCGGCCGCCCAGTTGCGGACGCGGCCTACCCAGCTATCGACGACGCTGGTGCCGCCGATGGCGTAGTTGTAGACGTCCATCTTGTAGCTTGCGGCGCCGAGCACTGCCGCCATCGACGGGAAGAAGCTGCGCTTGCCGACTTGGCCGTTCGGGTAGGTCGGGTCTTGAATGGGGGTGCCGAGGCCGGTATTGAGGCCGGCGGTAACGCCCTGGCCCGTCTGGTTGGACTGGCCTGCCATGAAGAAGGCCATGCCCTTGGTCCGCTGGTCGAAGAGCTTACCAATGTCCTGCGGGGTGGTCGCGTAGGTGGACATGACGTTGTTGATGTTGGCCGGCAGGCGGCCGCTGGTTCGGCCATACAAGTTGATCTGCTTGAACTTGACGACCTGGGCAGCAGTGCCAGCCTTGTTGCAACCGAAGATCCATGGACGTGTCCATGCAGCAGCGGTTGAGAGGATCGAATTCGTCGCGGACAAGACGAGTGTGCCGTCCACCCACACGTAGAAGGCGCGGCGGGGATAGTCGTAGGCGATGCCGATTTTGTGATCAGTGCCGTCAGCCACCACAGGATTGGCGCCACCAATGAATGCTGGCGTGATGGTGCTGGTGCCGGTGCACATGTAGACGCGCAGCTTGCCGTCATTGCTCGTGCCGAGGATCAGACCAGTTTCGGCAGGCAGGTAGTCACACGAGCCCGCGAAGAAGACAAGACCACCAGGCGCCGCCATGTTCATGACGAAGGACATCACCATCATGTCCGTCTGGTAGTTCATCTGAAAGGTGCTGGCGAAATGGCCGTTGGCCGCCGCAGCGGTCGTGGCATAGCCGGCATTGGCCCAGCACGTAGCGGGAAGCAGCGCCCCGCCGAGAGACATGTTGTGGCCGTTGCCCGAGGCATCAATGGGGCCTGCCGAAGCGTTCGCGCGTGCCGCATCGCAGGGGAAGTACTGGTGATACGCGTATGGCACGCCGTTAGGGCTGCTGGCGAGTGTGGCAATGCGTCCGGCCTCGACTTGGAACTCCTGTCCGTCTTGTTCGATGCGGAGCTTGCTGTGAGCCTTGATTGCGGCGGCGATCTTGCGGAGGCGGGGCGTGGCTTTCTTCATGGTCTGTCCTTAGTCCCAGAGTTGGACCGTTTGCTGTTGGGCAGTTTGGGTTTGGAGATCTGGCAGCACGACGATGGTGCCGCTGGGCAGTACGGGGCCGAGGTCGGCCAGGCCACGATTGAGCGAGTAGGTCTGCTCGACCACGCCGTTTGTGGTGCGGAGGTGGCGCCAGCAAAGCTGGTCCACTGTGTCGCCCTGAATTGATCGGACTTGCATCAGATCAGCTCCACGGTGGTACGACGGATGTCGAGCAAGTCGCTGATTGCCCAGCGGAGGTCGCGGCGCAGTTCGTCGATGCGTGGTGTCAGCTTGTCCGCTTCCTTGTCGCCTGCGCCTGTGGTGTCGAAGTCGCGGTAGCGCTCGACCATTTCGGCCTCGACGGAAGCGTAGATAGCGCGCATGTAGAGCACCACCTTGTAGCTCATGCCGTCGACCTGAGCCGACGCAACGTCTTGGAGCTGGCTGCAGCCAGATGCGAGCTGCTCATCCTTGTACTGAGCCAGCTCGCGGTTGACGGATATGACAGCGTTGATGATGCTTTTTCTGAGGCGGCCAGGCGTGACGCTGCCGTCGAGCTTGGTGCGCGCACGCAGGTCAGCCGGATCGATGTCAGGAAACCAGCCATCGTTCGTGACGACGGCCTCGTCTGGCTCTTCGGTGACGGTTGGAGTGGGCGGGTTGGCCAGGAAGCTCATGATGGCTGCGTGCTGTAGGTCGGCGGTGGCCTGGCTTCTTCAGGTCTTTGCCCTGAGGGCTTGGACCTTGGAAGCCAGGGCCGCCGGGTGCGGGGTCCGCTCGGTTTAGGCGTCCGGTGTCGGCGACAACTTCTTGAGGTGCCGGTCCAGTCGCTCTATGTCCTTCTTCACGCCCACTTGCTCGAAGAGTTCGAGGGCGCGCTGCAGGTGATCCATGGCCACCCGGCAAGAGTTCTGATCGATCTCTGCCAGGTCGACATCCTTGGAGCCTGCCTTGTTGATGAGGGCGTATCCGATGGCCTTGTGCAGCTTGGCGCGGGCCTGGTCGGGTGCGTCGATGTCTTGCGTGAGGCTGAGCACAGTGGGCAATACCGCCATCGCGTCTTCGCGGCTCATCTTCAGGCTCAGTGCGGCCGTCGAGAATTCGTCGATGAGGGCCGTGCCCAGGTTGCGCTCGTACTGGTCGGGCATGGACAGGCCGTGCTGCACGGCGTACATGGCGATCTGCAGTGCGCGGGTGTAGAGACCGACGTCGATGGACCATACGAGCACGGTCGTGAGCACGGTGTCTTGGGCGCCATTGCCGTTCGCCAGCGTGGCGTCAACCCAGACATCGTAGACCGGCAAGAAGGCGCGCTTTGCTTCGATCTTGCGTTCGATGGACTGGATGTCTTTGAGCGAGCGGCGGTGCTCTGCGAGTTGGGCCAGCATGAGTTCGTACTCGGTGCCCTGGAGTTGGCCACCTGCGGGCGCAGAGGCAGCGGCCATGGCCGCGAGCTTGGCCTGCAGGTGGCGCTGAGCGGGGGTGCTGCGGCTCATGCCTGGATCTCGATTTTTTCGACCAGCGCGAACAGGCCGTAATCCTCGACGACGAAGGCATCGTTGCTGGACTCGTAGTTCTCGATCTGGTCGCGCTTGGGGTTGTCGATGATGTTGCGGCGGCGGGCCGACTCCTGCCAGTAGATCGACAGGTTCTTCAGGGTGGTGACGGCCACGGTGTTGTCGGGGAAGAACGGCACCTGAACGCCGGGCAGACCGCCCAGGCGCTTTTGGCTCCGCACCACGTCGGCGGCCATGATCTCGGTGGGATCGTCCACTTCATTGACAAGCGGGAACAGCTTGTCATGCATGAGGTTACGGCCCACGATGGCCACCAAGTCAGGCTTGTTGCGGTGCCAGGGGTCGAGCAAGGTCATGTAGGCGTCGAAGACCAGCGCATCGAGGTTGCGGTAGTCACCAGTCGGTCCGACCGTCACCTTGCCAGGCACTGCGCCATGGTCCATGACGCGTTGATGCGCATCGTTGCGGACATTCTGCAGCCAGCCGATGTTGACGTCCTGCAGCATAGGGTTGGCGGCGAGGTTGGTCGTGGCGGCTGCGCTGGTGCCGTTGAAGCCAATCATCATGCGGTCAAGGGCCTGCTGCTGGACGATGGCGTCGCGCAACAGGACCTGAAAGTTGTCGAACTTGGCCCAGGTGTCCAGCAGGTTGTACTTGAACGCCGTGTCGTAGTTCGTCTGCTTGCACGCGTACCCTTTCGAGTCGATGTTCTGCATCTGACGCGGAACGCGGTCGGCATTGGTCGTGTCGGTGCGGCTGGCAATGGGGCCACTGACGCCCAGGCCGAGTTTTGCACCCGACATCTCGGTCACAGGCACGATGTTGATGGAATTCAGGAAGTCGCTCGACTCCTGAATCTTCTTTTCCAGCGTCTGCTGGATGGTCGGGTCGACGCTGAAGGTTTCAACAGCGCTGGGCACCTTGTTCAGGCGCGCGATGTGCTGAACATAGGCATTGAAGGCGACACGGGTGGGATTCTTCACTTGATGGCTCCGTAAAAGTTTCTTTGAGTGGATGCGTGGGCTCAGCAGTCGGTCACTACCGTTTTGCCGTCGCCTCCCGTGGCCTTGGGCCGCGTCGTGAACTTGGTGGGATCGGTGGTGTCGATCTGATCGAACTTCTTCTTCAGATCGTCGTGTTCGGCCTTCAGCGCTGTGAAGTTGGTGCTCATCTCTTTGAGAGCCTTGTTGCTCTCGGCCTGCTGACCAGACATGGTCTCCATGCCTTCGGCCATGTCCTTCACAACCGCGAGCAGGGCGTCGTCGGTCTGTTTGGACTTGGACGAGAAGCGGCTCAGGGTGTCCTTGACGGACTTGAGCATGTCGCTGAATTTGCTGTCTTGTGGGTCGCTCGCTGGCTCCCAGTCGAGGGTCACCTCGGTGGCTTCTGAGAAGAGGGTGCCCGAGCTGGTCTTGCGGCCCTTGAAGGGGTTTGCGTCTTGGTTCTGCGAAGCAAACGCAAGGATCTCGGTGCCCAAGCTCGCAGGGGTGTCGGTCACGCCCAGCCCCACCAGATAGGCTTCCCCTGTGCCGGCAAACTGCGGGTCCATTTCGATGGACGTGTAGATCTTCTGCTTGGCCTTGTTGGTCATGGCGACCAGATCGGGCAACGGCTCGATCTGGGCGAACAGCGCCATCTTCTTTTGCCCGTCGATCTCGACTTCCTCGGCCTTGACAGCAGTGACATCGCCGTAGGCGCGGAATGAGCTGTCTGGATAGATACCACGGAAGTGCTCCAGCCAGATGCGCGCCCCGTACTTTGCAGGGTTGAAGTTTTTGGCCATCTGTTCGATCTGAGCTCGATCGATCTTGCGGCCGTCGGTGGTGGCGCCTTCGACGGCGACGCGGAAGAACTTGGACTTTTGAGCCATGGTGTGCAGCGTTTGGTCAGCAATGGGTGTTTGCTGCATGGTCGCTTCGATGGCGTTCCCGCTCAATAAGAAGCGTGTTTGCACACGCTGTGCAAACACGCTTGTCCTCGCGCGCGCGCGGCCCGATGCCTACCCTCTGGGCCCATGACCACTGTTGCCGAAGCTGCTGCTGACGTTGAGGAAAAGCCCGTTACGGAGCTGCGGCGCACGGCGCGTCACCTGTACTGGCAGGGCTGGCGCCTGTCTTCCATAGCTGAGTTCGTGCGCGTGCCTCGCAGCACGCTGCAGGGCTGGAAGGATGCCGAAAAATGGGAAGACGCACAACCCGTGCAGCGCGTTGAAGGTGCGCTTGAGCATCGTCTTGTGCAGCTCATCGCCAAAGAAGGCAAGACCGGCGGCGACTTCAAAGAGATCGACCTGCTCGGGCGTCAGATGGAGCGTCTGGCGCGCATCAACAAGTACGAGTCGACAGGCAAGGAGTCAGATCTCAATCCAGAGATCCGCAAGCGCAACGATGGGCCAAAGAAGAAGCCCAAGCGCAATGAGTTCAACGAGGACCAGACCGACAAGCTGCGCGAAGCCTTCCGGGATTCTCTGTTCGGGCATCAAAAGATCTGGCTGCGCAATGGGCACGAGCGCACGCGGATGATCCTGAAGGCCCGACAGATCGGCGCCACGTGGTACTTCGCGAGAGAAGCGTTGCTCGATGCAGTTGAGACGGGTCGCAACCAGATATTCCTGAGCGCCAGCAAGTCGCAGGCGCACATCTTCAAGACTTACATGCAGGCATTTGCGCGGCAAGCCTGTGACATCGAGCTGTCGGGCGATCCCATCATCCTGGCCAACGGTGCGGAGATCCACTTCTTGGGCACTAACGCGCGCACGGCTCAGGGCTATCACGGCAACTTCTACTTCGACGAGTTCTTCTGGACGCACAACTTTGAAGAGCTCAACAAGGTGGCCAGTGCCATGGCGATGCACAAGCATTGGCGCAAGACATATTTCTCGACGCCTTCGAGCATTCAGCATCAGGCGTATGCACTTTGGTCAGGCGACAAGTACAACAAGCGCCGTCCGAAGAATGATCGCGTGCCGTTTGACCTGAGCCACGGCCGCCTTTCGTCTGGCTTCAAGGGTGAAGACCGGATGTGGCGCAACATCGCCACGATCATCGACGCCCTCAATGGTGGTTGCGATCTCTTCGACCTCGATGAGCTGCGCGATGAGTACTCGCCGGAAGAGTTCGAGAACCTGCTGATGTGCCAGTTCATCGACGACACGCAGAGCGTGTTCCCGATGTCTGAGCTGCAAAAATGCATGGTCGACTCGTGGGTTGACTGGGACGACCACTACAAGCCTTTGGCGCCTCGCCCTTACGGCTTCAAGCCTGTATGGGTAGGTTACGACCCGTCGCACACGGGTGATTCGGCTGGCTGCGTGGTGCTGGCCCCGCCCGAGGTGACAGGTGGCAAGTTCCGGGTGTTGGAGCGCCACCAGTGGCGCGGGCTCGACTTCGAAGCCCAGGCCGAGGCGATTCGAAAAATCACTGAGCGCTACAACGTGACCTACATCGGCATCGATACGACGGGCCTCGGTCAAGGCGTCTATCAACTGGTGAGCAAGTTTTTTCCGCAGGCCAAGGCCATCGACTACTCGCTCGAAGTCAAGACTCGTCTGGTGCTTAAGGCAAAGAGCGTGTTCAGCAAGGGGCGCATCGAGTTCGATGCCGGCTGGGTGGACTTTGCGCATGCCTTCCTTGCGATACGCCGCACGCTGACGGCCAGCGGACGCAATGTCACCTTTGAGGCCGGCCGCACTGACGAGACAGGCCATGCAGACCTGGCCTGGGCATGTATGCATGCATTGGACAACGAGCCCCTCGAAGGGCTCACTGCTGCGAACAGCAGCATCATGGAGATCTACTGATGGAATTGAGTGATAGCCAGGCCGTGGCCGAACCCGCTGCCGCCAAAGCTGCAGGCATCGAGGCGTTTACCTTTGGTGATGCCACCCCTGTGATGGATCGTCGCGAGATCCTCGACTACATCGAGTGCTGGTCGAACGGCAAGTGGTTCGAGCCGCCCGTCAGCATGGAAGGTCTGGCCAAGTCTTTCAGGGCCAGCACGCACCACAGCAGTTCCATCTTTTTCAAGCGGAATATCTTGCTGTCGACGTTCAAGCCCCACGCCCTTTTGAATAGGGCAACCTTCAGTGCCTTCGCCCTTGATTTCCTCACCTTCGGCAATGCGTACATCGAGCGTCGCACGTCGTTGACAAATCGCACGGTGGGTCTGCAGCACGCCCTCGCAAAGTACACAAGGCGGGGTATCGACTTCGAGAGCTTCTTCTATGTGCGGGGATTCAAGGAAGAGCATCAGTTCCCGGTCGGCAGCGTCTTTCAATTACGAGAGGCGGACGTGAACCAAGAGGTATACGGTCTGCCCGAGTACCTGAGCGCGTTGCAATCGGCTTGGCTCAATGAGAGCGCGACCCTGTTTCGCCGCCGTTACTACAACAACGGAAGCCATGCCGGGTTCATCCTCTACATCAGCGACGCAGCACAGCAGCAAGGGGATATCGATGGGATCAGGCAGGCGCTGAAGGACAGCAAGGGCCCCGGCAACTTCCGTAACCTGTTCCTCTACTCACCCAACGGCAAAAAGGACGGCGTGCAGCTCATCCCCGTCAGCGAAGTGGCGGCCAAGGACGACTTCTTCAACATCAAAAACGTGAGCCGTGATGACGTCCTGGCAGCTCACCGCATTCCGCCACAGTTGCTGGGCATCGTGCCCAGCAACACAGGCGGCTTTGGCGCGGTTCTACCTGCCGCCGAAGTCTTTGCCCGCAATGAGATAAAGCCCTTGCAAGATCGCTTTCGCGAGATCAACGAATGGCTGGGCGACGAAGTCGTGCAGTTCGAGCCTTACGTCATTGACACCAGTTCGACCAAGCCTGGTGCCGCTGGGTAGTCATTCAGCTCTGACGCGGCCTCTGAGAGCCTGACCTGCAGCGGCTGCAGGAGGGCATGAATGCCGCACGCATTGACCTTCGCGCCATTGGCTGCTTGAAGCAGCTCACAGATGGCAGTAAGGCTTGAATCCACGTCGCTGACGGTCTCGCTCAGATCGACGATGGCGCGCAGCTCGCGCTTGGACTTCACAACTTCTTTGCTCATGAGAACACCTGCTGGTTGCGCACCGGCGGACCCTAATCTTTGGGCCCCTTTTTCCCTGTCCGTGGCCACCTGTGTCAGGTGTACCGCGGCTCGCCTGACCTCAGTCGGCGGATAAGAGGCCCTCAGACGAGCGTGACCGAGGTATGCGCCAGGGGTAGGTGGACGCAATGCGTGCGTCCTAGGGGCTCCTAGGCCCTCTGACGGGGGTGAAAAAGGGTGCCCCTCCCCCCGGATGGGGTGGGGGGTACCGGACCCAAGGCCGACAGCGCGCGGTCGAGACCCCGCCCCGCCTCCGAGCTAAATCCCTCGATTTTTACGACCCTGCCGAGCCCCACGGCGGGCCTCGCCATGCCTGGGAGGAAGCGCCCCTCTGTGGGCGGTTCGGGCTGACGGGATTTGACGGTGTTTTAGGGCACTTTCGGCGCATCGCGGGCCGCTCTTGTGTCCGGCGCCTCGCTGTCATTTCAGGTTTGACCTCGGGAGAAACCTAACATTCCTGACATGCCCTGAAAAACGCACTTAAGTTGTTGATTCTTAAGGCGCTGGCTTGTTAGAAACGAACCTAATATTTCCTAACAAGAAACCTAATATGCGTATAAGTCATTGATTTATATAGAGGGTTCATCGCCGAAATGTTGGACTTCGTTGACCTAACAAGATTAGCTTGATGTTAGAAAAATATTAGGTTTGCTTGATTGGCTGAATGCCCGATGGATAAAGGCTTTGCGGGCCGTTGGTCATGTCATGTTAGAAATATTGTGCTTTTCCCGAGGGCGTCCAAATTTTTGCGAGCGAGTCCATTTGAGGCGCGTTCAGATCCTGGCGCCTGAGTTCAAGCGGGCGAAGAGCCCGGCGCCCATGCGGCACGTCGACGACGGGGAAGGGGTGGCCGGAATGGTTGGCGGCAGGGCCTGGCGGCCGCCGATTGAGAGGCTGGTCTAATGCGGTCATGACCCCTCTGACCGCCTTCTATCGCGCCGGCCTTGCGCTGGCCGCCGTCATCCTGATACGCGCCCTGGTTAATCTCGCTGGCGGCTACGCCTGAAGGCGGTGTGGCCACGGCTCAAGCTGTAGGCACGGACGTAGGCATCCACATGGGTAAATCGAGCAAACACCCGATGGATATTGGTTGTTTGCCTCACACCGCACCCGCCAACTTACTTCCTTGGTTGGCCGTCTCAGGCAAAAGTTGCCTAATTTGCCTAAGCTTTGCGCTTTTCTTGTGCAGGCCATTTTCCCCCGAAGCGCTGGGCGTTTAGGTGCTTGCCAATGTGATTTAACTCTGCGTCGGAATGACTGATATCTTGCGCTTTTGTGTGCGCTATAGATTTATTCAAGATATTGGGTTGATCATGGTCGAAAGAATTTGCGCATTTTGCGAAGCTCAACTTACGCACGGCAAAGGCGGTAGTAGGGCGAGGGAACATGTTTTTAAAAAATCATGGATTCAAGCACTTGGTCATCAGGAAAAGCAGATTCATCTAGATCATTTTAGGAAAGAGAAGCTGGTTAAAAGTACCAGTAGGCCCGCAATACATTTCCTGGCGGGCGATGTATGTGATGGCTGTAATAACGGGTGGATGAATGATGTGGATAAGGCCGTTGAGCCATACATTTTAAGTTTGGCAATGGGAAGGATGAAAATCCATGAGCTGAATCAAGAAGCAAGCCTTGCGATTGCAAGATGGCTCATGAAGACAGCTGCCACCTTTGAATTGGCTGACTCGAAGGATCGGCGACATATTTCTCGAGAAATGCTTTTAAGCATACCAAATCAAAATTTCATTCCCAAGGGTTTTGGAGCATTTGCTTATCAATTTGATGAGCCGCAGCGCGAGTTGGGTGCGTGCATAATTGATGGGATGCTAAGTTTGGATGCGGGTGTGAATAAAGTTTATGTTGAACCTGAGCGTTTGAAGTTTGGGATTCAGTATGACAACATCATGCTTGGTTGCTGTTTTGTTAATTATCCCGATCCCCTGTTTTTAAGTCTTCCTGGAATGCATGTGCCAATTTATGCAAATCAGGCTAATTTCCTATTTGCTGAGGAGCTCTGGCAAATCTTAGCGAAGGTGTGGCCGCGCGCGCCATTCAAGGAAATTTTTCTTAATGTCTTTCTTGCAAGCATGACCTTCTTTTCCGAAGAAGCA